CGATGATCCAAATTCAGAATCTTCATGTGGTTGTCCAGAAAGAGGAAACAAATACGGAGAATATCTGAGTTATACTAAAATAAATTCTACTTTTTGGGAAACACCAGAAGCAACACCAATGTTTAGATATGCATTAATGTCGCATATTGGATTAAATCAGATTAAAATCAAAGTAGATGGATACAGATCAACTGCTATAAACTTGGGAGACATCATAGAAATACAACATTACAATGAAGGAATAAAAAACAATCTGAATTCAGGTAAATGGATAATACTTGCAATTGCTCATGAATTTATATCAGAAACCTATTACGCAATGTATCTTAGTTTAGGAAGAACCGCAATACCATCCGCAACTCAATATCCTATACCTTAAGATAATGAATAAAGCTTTATACATAATATAAATGTTATTAGACAAAACAAATTACGTAGATGTTCCTTTCTTTTTGACTAAAAATCCATATACAAATGATATAAATTTAACTACAGGTGTGAATGCAATAAAACAATCAATCAAGAATATAATACTAACAATTAAAGGAGAAAGAAGATTTAATATTGAATTTGGAACAAATCTTACACTAGAATCTTTTCAATTTGATGATGCCATTCAACAATATATCTTTTTGGATTCAATTAAAAATACTATTTTAAAATATGAACCAAGAATTATAAATCCAAATGTTTATATTAAAGACAATAAATTAGTATTTGATTTACAGGAAAAAAATAAAACACAAGAATCGGTAAAAACTATTCAACTAACCATAATAAAATGACCACTTCTCCTCCCAATTTAACAAAAATCGATTTCTCAGATATAAAAACTTCACTAACAGAATATCTCAAAAATCAAAACATATTTGTTGGATACAATTTTGAAGGGTCTGCAATACAAACAATTATAGATTTATTGGCATATAATACTTATTATTATGCATTTTATTCCAATTTATTATCGTCTGAAGTATTTTTAGATTCAGCGCAAAGAACAAAATCTATCGTTTCTTTGGTTAAACCATTAGGGTACACAATACCTGGTTTAAAATCTGCTCAAGCTAGAGTCAATATATCAAGCAACTGTAGTGAATTTACTTCGTTTACAGGATTTTTAAATAATGGTTCGATTTTTAGTTTTTATAATACACAGAATGGAGTAACCACCAGTCCATTGATTTTAACAGAAGGTACACTCGTAAGCAAAATAATTTCATCTGAGATAGATTTAACAAAACAAAAATACATAATACCTGATTCTAACGTAGATATCAGTACTATTATGATAAAAGTAACACGTAACTCGACGACTAATACTTGGAAAAATATCAACTATTTTCCAAATGATAATGATACTATTTTTTATATAGAAAGAAATGGAAACTTATTCGAAGTTCATTTCGGAAAAGAAAATAATTTAGGATCTTCTATTGTATCAGATGATATAGTAGAAATAAAGTATCTCAAGTCTTCCGGTTCTGCTGGCAATGGTGTATTTAATTTCACGTCAAGTGGGTTGACAGTTACTACACTAGATCAATCATTTGGAGGAAACGATGAACCAGATTTAGATGTAGTAAAATTTATAGCACCTCGTGTTTTTTCTGGTCAAGATCGGGCAGTTACAAAAGGAGATTATTCTGCTTTATTAATAAGAGACGATCATTTTTCGGATACTGATTCGTTTACAGTATACGGAGGAAACGAATTAGATCCTCCTAAACCTGGAAGAGTGTTTGTGTCATATGAACTTGGTAGTGGTAATCCAGATAACGATATAATAATAGAATATTTAAGAAAAAAAAATCCACTTGCACTAATACCCGAATATGTTATTCCCAAAAAGTATGATATCACTATTCATTGTAATATAAGTTATAGATTGTCTGTCGACAATTCTAGAAAAAATGTAATAGTTGGAGAAATTAAAGACTTATTTGAAACATTATATTCAAATTTTAATTCTTATAGATTTTCTAGAAAATTTAATTTTTCAGAAATTAAAGAACTTGTGTTTGATAATTTTGAGTCTGAAGTTTCTTCATTTGATTATGTAAAAACCGTTATAACAACATCTAGTCCAACACAAAAATTTTCTGAATTTTATCTAGAGAATAAGTTAACCGAAAACGGGTTTAATATAATGGGAGTCACGATCAATAATTCACAATACCAGATAAGACTGCCCCAAACAACTGAAACTAAAATTCAATCGTTAGAATTATTCAATACTAGTAATCAAAAACAAACATTAGATGTGGGCAGAGTTTTGATGTCTTCTGGTTATATCAGACTGAATAAACTATGGAATAGTTCTGATAATTCAATAACTATAACAAATAAATCTTCTGTCATAGCGCCAATAGAAAAATCATTGGTTAAGTTTAATAATTTAGATATAACTACAACATGAGCATCTTTTTAAGTTATATTCCAACCGGTATCACTTTTCCTGATATCACAACACAGCAGATCATATTTCAAAATTTATTAAAATTAAAAACAGAAATTTTACCTAAAAAATTATGTTGTGAACGTTCTATAGATATAGAAGAATTTATTCCAGATTGGATTTTGGAACAAAAAAGTAAAAACCCAAATGCAATAACAATTTTTGATTTTATTCAAAAATATTATGATTGGTTATACTGTTCAAACACAGAACAAGGAGGTTCTGGGTATTTGCTGGATATAGATCTAGAAAAAATAACCGATATAGAAAATATTACAGATTCCTATAGTAGCAGATTAAATTCTGTATATTTTCCATATTTTGATGAAAACAGTTATATCCTTCGAAAAGACGGTGGAGTTTTAGGAAAACGATTAGTTTCTCAATTTATTCGAAGTATTAAAACCAAATTTTTAATTAAAAAAGGATCTCCAGAATCATGTGATTTATTTTTCACGAAATTGTTTGGAGTGACTGGATTTGCTGTAGATTATTCCAGAGAAAAAATAATTAAATTAAATGGAGGTTTTTTTTGTGGGCCAAATGGATTTTCTGCAAATCCAGAGTCAGGTCTACTAAACAGAAAACGATTGCAAAATGGAATAGAATTTACAGATTATTCGTATTCGATCAAAGTAACCGGAATAACAGCAACACCAAATTTAATTGAATTTTATGAAAATATGTTACATCCTATCGGAACAAATTTTTATTTTAATTTTAATTTGGATACAGTAACAGCGGATCCTGGGCCCACAACAACAATTGAACAATCCATAACCCCAGAGATAAAATTTTATTCAGCATATCAAATACTCGATACCAACTATATAGGAGTTTCGTATGAAATCAATATAGGAGGCATAACTTATTACGGACTGAGTGGAAATCCAGGATGTTCATTTAATGCACCATTCAAAGCACCAACACATGTTTTTCCGTCATGGAGTATTGGTATGACAGGTCAAACTGGATTTCAAAACATGGAAATACGTGATATGTTTAAAATACAATATAGTCAAGGTACAACAAATCCCAATATAAATAATACAGAATGCAACTAATAAATAAATATCAAATTTTAGTTGGTTACCTTCCGCCAGAATTACAGAATTATTCTGTATTGAACTCAAATCAAATTAATCAATATCCTCACAAAATTTTCCCTATAACAGAAATTTACACTGCTATGAATATTCCTACTTGGGAACGAGGGACTGTTTATTCATCTTTTGGAAATTCATTAGGAAATTCACATTCATCCATAGTAAAATGGACGAATTATGTCTGGATATGCCTTTCTAATAACGAACAAAATATATTAAACCAATATAATCCGTCCACCATTCCACCGTCTTCTACAAAAAATGAGGACGGTTATCAGTGGATTCTAGCTTTTGAAATAGATAGAGGAAAAAAATCGGAAACTTGGACCAGAATACCATCGTTTGATGAATTAGAAAAAATAATTGATACAGATTTAGAAAATTTCTGTGGAAATACCACAGAAGGAATCACAGGATATTGTCTGATTTATAAACAAAATGATTCAGGAATTACTGGTTCTTTAATAAACAACGGATCAACATATTTAGAAACCACCTGCATAGACTGTCAAAATTTATCAAAAATACTCAATACCGGTACAGGATATCATACAATATTTTCTGATTCTACACCAGAAACTAATTCTATATCTTTAAATAACAGAACAGAAAAATTTAATTCTATTATTAACGATTGGAAATATACAAATAATTTTGAAATAAAATCAGCAACAATCGCAAAAAATTCTGGTCTTGTAGAAGGTGCAATTTTAGGAGCTTTTATCAACTCTAGTATTTTGGGATTCCAAATATCAACATCAACATCAATAGGAGTATCCAGTGATACAGGTTCTGGTGCTGATGTTAGATTTACTTTAGGAAATATTTCAGGAAATACAGGTGAAATTACTGGAATTCAAATAATAAATAGAGGTAATAATTATTCAAATATTTTATCTCCAGTGATTACTTCAGTGGGACTAACCGCTGGTGAAATTTCACAACTAGAATCTGCAATAACTCTTGTATGCTCTTATAATGAAGGACAGTCAATCGATGGAATTAATAATTTATTTAATTTAACACAACAATTTTCTGATCAAGTCAAATTGATGAATTACAATTTATTGGCACATAATCCAGAAGGAATAACTTTCAATTATTATTCCCTAATAACTAATTCTATTAATGGTTCTTTGCCAATTCAAATATCAAATATTCAACCCATACCGTATTCTGATTTCAATCAATCAGAATCATCTAAAGTATCGTATTCCATTCAATTTATTAGGTCTAACACATGAAATATCCTTTCAACAAAACACCACTGAGTGAATTTCCGTTCAATAGCAGAGTATTCGAGAATGAAATTTTAGGAAGCACTGCAGCAAACTATGTTCTGGTGGCATTTCGACCGGGCCAGGCACTTCAAGCATCAGAGTTGAATGAAATTCAAGAAAATTATTATAAAGATCTTACATTGCACAGTATTTTGATGAGAAACTGGATCGGTGTAACTGGCAGCAGTTTTGGGCCTTCGTGGACAGGTGCTGTTCCGTTACAGACAACAAGTTGTTCTTTAGACAACTCTACTACTACTACTACAATAACAGTTAAAAAAGATTGGTATTTGATCGATGACAGTGGATTCAAGTTTTGGATTTATAATAATCAAGAACTACAACAATTAGATCCTGGCCAATTCACGGGTATAATAATTGAGACAGAGTACGTCACTCCCACAGAAGATTTGAATTTAAACGACAATTCAGGAGGATCTATAGGATCTGCCATTCCTGGAGCAGACAGATATCAAATAAATATTACAGGAATAACCACCGGATCTACTTTAACTGCACCGAATATCAAAATTTTTGCAAAAAACGATAATGGAACACATAAATATCTCAATGGAGTCAATATACCAACAGGAAATTAATTTATGCCATTTACCGATTTTACTACTTTAGGTTCTACTTCTACATTTAATGATTTATTCATTTCACAGAATAATATAATTACTAGAACAAATTTATTAGAAATAGGAACTATTTCTGGTGGTACTGGAATCACTGCGACTAGTCCAAACACCATGGGAGGAGTAACCTTATCAGTGTCTTTGTTGCAAGGCCCAGGAATTTCTTTGACTCAGGGTTCAGGAATAACAGTAGAACTGAATACCTCGTTTATAAAAGGATCAACCGGTGTTGCAGTGACCTCAACGACCAGTGGAATAACTTTATCGGTTAAATTGAACGCAGGCAACAGTATC